CGGCGATCGCCGGGAACAGAGAGACAGCGGCTCCCCTTCTGCCAAGCTTACCATCGACCGAAGCTATTTGAGCCTGGCTGATGAGGCAGAACTCGGCGGCCACTCCTATGATAAAACCACGGATACGCTGGAACGTAAGGAGAACGATACGCCTGCATTTGTGCGTGTTGCTGCCCTTGGAAAGCTGCGGACCCCGGAGCGGAAACTTGTGTACCGCCTGATTGGGTACTACCGGGCAAGTTTTAATCCCGTTAATGAAAACCTTGCTACGGCCACCAAAGGCAAGAGCTATGGCAGCACCAAACTGACCGGCTCCGCAGAATGCAATGCAGACGGGAACTTTGAGAAAAAACAGGATTTCACCGAGTACGCTGCTGCATTGACCGCCCTGAAAACCTTCTTGAATATTAAGGAGTAATAAGCATGACCGAGATCGTACTGCGCGGGCGCAAGTACCCTGCGCTGTTTGATCTGCAAAATGTAAAAGAACTGCAAGAACATTTTGGAGATCTGACCACCCTGCCCGACAAGTTGAAAAATCCGAACGAGGCGGCCTACATTATCTGGCTGTTGATTCGTGAAGGAGTGGAGCTTGACAACGAGGAGCATCACAGGGATAACGAAGCTCCAAGCCTTGCAGCAGTTCAGCGGCTCATCACTTTTGCGGATCTGACAGACGGCGTGGTTGTACAGGCTGTGGAATCTGCTTTTATGGAGTTTTACGGAAAAAACGGATCCGGCCGTCAAGTGTTGGATGCGACGCGGAAAATGCTGAGCGAATCTGGGTTGATGACGTTCCAGAGCGACACTTTGACGGCTCCGACCGCCTGATCCGTTTTGCACGGCTTGAGTATATTGCCGTAGGGCTACTTGGATACAGCCGCCGAGAGACGCGTTTTCTAAGTCTGAACGAGTTGCTACAGCAATTTGAAGAGTACTGCATAATGCATGGCATTGAGGTGCCGGAAGAAAGGGGGCTTGCAGATGGCTTTGCCTAAGGCAGGTGTTAGTCTGGTAGTTGAAAACGACAAAGCATTTAAAGATGCTTTGAGCGAAGTAAACTCCGGCTTGCGCGTGAATAAAAGCGAACTGCAGCTTGTTACTGCTCAAACACAGAATCTTGATGACAGACAAGCGGCCCTGCAGGCCCGATACCAGGCGGTTGAAAACACTTTACAATCGTATCGGGACAAGGTTGCAATCCTTACCCAGGCCTATGAAAACTGTGCCGAGCGAGAGGGCGAGGGCAGCAAAAAGACCATGGAGTGGAAGAACAGCCTGACCCAAGCACAGACGGCTGTTGCCAGAACCGAAAACGAACTTGTCAGCATGCGCTCCGAGATGGGACAGTCAAATACAAGCACACTCAGTTTGGCTGACGTTGTAACCGGGCTGTGCGACTCTTTGGGTGTACAATTGCCGCCTGCTGCGCAGAAGGCGGTGGATGGGCTGAGTAACATCTCCGCCAGCAGCGCAGCCGCTATTACTGCTGTTGGCGGCCTGGTAACTGCATTGGGAAAAGCCACCCTGGAAACAGCCAAAACCGCCGATGATCTGTTGACTTTATCCTCACAAACTGGCCTGACCACCGATCAGCTGCAGGAGTTTGAATATGCAAGCGAACTGATCGATGTCAGTACCGACACGCTGCGCGGCAGCCTTGTAAAGCTGACCAACAACATGCAGACTGCGGCAAGCGGCACCGGTTCCGCTGCAGAAGCGTTTAAGGCGCTGGGTGTCAATGTCCAGGACAGTGACGGGCACTTGCGCAGCAATTACGATGTATTTCTGGATACCATCGATGCTTTGGGCAAGATGACCAACGAAACAGAGCGAGATGCTTATGCCATGGACATCTTCGGCCGAAGCGCCACAGATCTAAACCCTCTGATTGAAGCCGGGGCCGGCAAGCTGATGTATCTGAGCCAGCAGGCTCACGAAGTCGGCTATGTAATGGACAATGAAACCTTGCAATCTTTTGGAGAACTGGACGATGCGCTGCAGCAGCTGGATAAGCAGGGCGATGCCGTATACCGTAGTTTTGCGCAGGCGCTGCTGCCTATTATGACGGCATTGGCCGAAATCGTCACCGCAATCCCGACGCCTGTTTTGACAGCAGTGATTGCACTTACATCTATTGCCGCCACGGTGGTTTTGGTTGTGAAGGCCATTAAAGACCTCCAAGGTCCTGTATCTACTGTATCAAGCCTGGTGACAACAGCGATGGGTTATATGGACCCATTGTATGTGAAAATTCTGCTAATTGTTGCGGCTGTTACTGCTTTGGTTGCTGTTATTGCGGTGTTGGTGGGCAAGAGCCAGGAGCTTAACAGTGCCATGAACAGCGTAACAAATGTGACCGACAGTACAATGAGCAACGCCAACCGGCAGCTGCCGGCCTATGCTACCGGTACGCGGCGCGCGGCGCGCGGTACTGCATTGGTCGGTGAAAACGGGCCGGAACTGATAAACTTGCGCGGTGGTGAGCGGATCTATAACAGCCGTGAAACCAGCCGTGCGCTCAGCGGCGGCAATACCTATCACATAACAATCGATGCCAGCAGGATTCAAGAATTCAATGATATTGTTGCCATATGCCAGAATGAAGCCGTCAGCATCAGACAGGGGGTGAGAAAAGCGTGAAAAGTTTTGAGTTTTCGGAATATACATTCACAAGTGAACTTGTTGGAAGTCGTAGTCTGGTGTTTAGTGATGTATCCGGCTACGAAGGCCGCTATATTCACGACATGCGCCTAAGAATCGGTTTGAGTAACGGGTCAAACGATAATTATAAAGTAAAGGCCATGGCGAAGGATTCCGATGGAAAGTACGATGTGCATAATCCACTTCTTACTTATAGCGGAGAAAGCAGCAACCTAGTATTTATTACTGCTTCTCTCTTAGCGCAAGATTATTCGTCTAGCCCCGACTCCATGACATGGGCCAGAGAACAGGCGCTCAATGCTTTAAAGTACGGCTTTTACCTTTGGAAAGTCTACGGCAACATATGGTCAACCCAGCCTGCAACGCTTTACCTCGATACCTACCAGGGTGTTATTACTCCTGAAGGTTCTAAGTACACCTCCGGCAGCCTGCAAAAGGGCGGCAAATATACCCTCGAATGGACCACCGATGCAGAGGACTCTTTTGAAAGCCAAAACTGCAACATATATCTGGACGTTCGATACAGTGATGGTAGTGGTCTGCAAACCCACCATCTCAATAATGGTGCCACCAGCTATACCTTAGACACATCTTCCTGGATGAACGGATCCGGCATCCAGTGGCGTGTACGCGCTGTTGCTTATGCATCCAACTCTGAAGCTGCCTCCGAATGGTACACCTTGACTTTAGCTGATGCCGGTGGATCTGTGACCGATCTGCAGCCGTCCAGCACCACATACTATGGTTTCAATCGTCTGTTCAGCTGGGCATTTAGCGGTGACAACGTTGCGCTGCAGCAGCGCTCTGCTGTTGTGCAGTACAGAAACGCAAATACGACATCTCCTGTTGCTCTTGGCACTGTAAACGGATCAACCAAAAGCATCACGATTGACTGCTCACAGATTCCTGCAGGATCTTATGAGTGGCGCGTTATTGTCACAAGCAATTACGGGTCGACTTATACCTCGAGCTGGATCAGCTGCAACAATACTCAGATTGCCCCGAAAGGTTCCAAGTACACCTCCGGCAAAATTGAGCGTGGCGGTCAGTACGTGCTGGAGTGGACTGTAGATGCTAAAGGAAATCCCGATATTGACGGCTGCAAAACCTATGTCGACATCCAGTGGTCTGATGGAACCAACGGGAAGTCCGTACAGCTGAGTACCGGCGCTACCAGTTACACGCTGAATACTTCGGATTGGATGGATACTAGCCATACGGCCCTCCGTTGGCGTGCACGTCTGGTTGTGAATGGAACCGGCACAAGCCTGCCCAGTGACTGGTATACACTCACACTGAACGATGCCGGTGGAACCATCTCCGATATGCGCCCTACCGACAGTACCTATTATGGGTTCCGTCATCTGTTCAGCTGGGCATTTAGCGGCGACAGCGTTGCCCTACAGCAGCAATCTGCCGTGGTACAGTATCGCACCACCAACATTGTGACCCCTGTGCAGATTGCTTCTGTGTCCACTTCGGACACTTTTGTATACGTTGACTGTTCACAGATTCCTGTTGGCTCTTACGAGTGGCGCGTAGTCATCACGAGCAATTACGGGTCCACCTATACATCAAGTTGGGTCAGCTGCAAAAACATTGAAGTAGTACCTACCATTACCGACCTATCCCCTGCTGCAGATGGTTATGCCCCCAGAGCTATAGAAAACCGTTTTTCCTGGCGTTTTTCTGTAGACGGTGACACTCCCGGAGAAATTGAACAGCAGAGCGCCGTGTTCCGCTGGCGCGCGACAGGAAGCTCTTACTGGCACGCGATTTCCGTATCCGGTAACCAGCTCTATTGCACTGTTCCTGCGAATACATTTCCTTCCAGCGGAAGCACCATTGACTGGTATGTAACTGCTACGGCCAGCACCGGAACCGTTGCCACCAGTGAAGTCGTAACCGTAACGACAAAGGACGCCCGGTCAACTGCAACAGCAATCAGCCCAAGCGGTATATATGCTGATGACAGTGTTGAGGGCATCACTTTTACCTGGCAGCACTCCATCGAAACCGGCACAAAGCAATGTGGTTGGGAAATAAGCTATTCCCAAGATTCTGGTGCATCTTATACCGTACTAGCATCTGCCGACACTGATGCCCAAACCTATACATCCAACCCTGGCACCTTTGTAAGCGGCACGATTTACTGGCGGGTACGCACCAAAAATACAGATGGCGTTTTTGGCGACTACTCTGGGGTTGCTGTTTTCGCTGTGCGCCGCGCCCCTGCCGCCCCGGTCATCACCTACCACACAAATAAACCCCTTGCTGAACTGCGCTGGCAAAGCGCTGAACAGGTCGGGTACGAAGTGGAAGTTGACGGGGAAAGTCAAGGGCTAGTTTATGGATCCGAAAAGAGTTGGCAATCTAATCAGGTGTTGACTGACGGATCTCACACGGTTCGCGTGCGCATTGTGAATACCTTTGGAGATCAATCGGCATGGGCTGTTGCTGCATTGTCCATTGCCAATGTGCCGTGGGGCGAAATTGTAGCCGCTGCAAGCCCCCTATGGGCTGAGGTAGAAATTATTTGGACCGTAGGCTCAGAGTGCGTAGCGACCTATGTACTGCGCGACGGAGAACTGATTGCGAAAGCCAATAAAAACGCACGGTTTCTCCATGATCGCAACACTGCCGGTGAGCACATCTACATTGTGCGCGCCTTCAATGCTGATGGTTATTACATTGATTCGGCTGAAGTAAAAGCTGCGCCTAATATTCCCTATGCCGCCATTGGCCTTGCCGGCGGTGATTCCTGGCATTTGATGAAATATAAATCCCAGCGGGACATTTATAGCCGCAGCACGACAAGGGCTGGCAATTCACAGCAGTACTGGGGGCACGAATTACCCACCTGGCATGATGCCGGATATGACACCGTAACCAGTACAATACAGTATCTGTACGACAGTATCCAGGATGCTGAGACGTTGCGAGCCATGCGCGGGAAGGAAGTCATCTATAAAGACTGTGATGGGCACTATGCCGCCGGCGTATTTGCGGAAATAAGCGACAGCGCCAGCGGGGCAGCCGTTGAGTGCACAATTAAAATCGTAGAGACTGAAAGGGAGGCCGTTCTATATGATCCGGTATGAGTTTTGGGCTTTACGCGGCGGCGCTCCGTTTAAGAAACTGCGCGTTCCAACAACTTGCACACCCAAAATCAGCTATACGGGAAGTGCTGAAATAAAGGGAACCGTTAGTCTGCAGGCCGAGCCGGAATCCGATGTCACGTGGTTGACAGATATACTGGCAGTTTATCGCATCACTAACAATGTACGCCAGGCACTGGGGCAATACCATATTACAACGGCTCCACTTTCTACTGATGAGTACGGCCATCAGCTACAAGAACTGACCGGCTACGACCAAACCTACGCGCTTAGAAATCTATCTGTATTGGAGGCTACGCTGACGATCCCGGCGGGCAAGCTGTACACTGATGCTATTCGTGAGCAGCTGCTGGCCGCTGGAATCTCCATAACATCCATCACGGCATCTGATCTGACGCTACCGACTACACGCGCCTTTGAAACCGGCACAACTCGGTATGAAGTGATTAGTACGCTTTTGCAGGAAATCAACTACCGAGACATTTATTTCAATAGTGATGGCGTGGCCGTATGTGAGCCTTGGAAGCCTGTAACGCTCACAGGCAAAACACACCGCTACGGAAAGCACGAAACCAACCTGCTTTATATTCCCATGACCGTTGACAACGACACATTCGATGCAGCCAACGTATTCGTTGACATTGTATCGTCAGCAGATTTGCCATCCGAATTGCGGGCAACCGCAGAAAACAACGATCCGAAAAGCCCCCTGAGCATCCTGCGCCGTGGCCGCCGGATCGTAAATGTGGAGACCGTTGAGGGGATTGCCTCTGAGCTTGCCTTACAAACGCATGTCAATCGGCGGATGCTTTTGTCAATGATGGCATCTGATTCCTACACATTTACCTCCTGCGGCGATACAGAACAGCCACACGGTCTGAATGACGGAATCTTAATGCTCCGTGATGGCATTGGTCTCATGGAAGAACAGGATTGGACGCTTGAGTGTGTACCCGGCGGCCAGATGAGCCATACAGCAAAGAAGGTGTACTATGCATTTAGTTAAAAATGCCCAGGAACGGGAAAAGCTGCAAGAAACACCGACCATCGGGAACATTGCAACCGTTGCAGGGGTATACAGTGATGGTATCGCTTTGATCCTGCCCGGCGACACTGAAGCGACAGAAAAGCACTATCCATATAATGCCTCAGCGACATTTGCTGTTGGGCAGCGTGTGCACATTGAACGAGATTCTGGCACGATTATCGTGGAGTATCCCATCGGTGGGAATGGAAGCTAATGGAGGTGAATCCTACGAAAACAATCGAACTCATTGGCTACACTGCAGTTGTTAATGGGCAGCCCGCTTTGTCTCCAACCGTAGATCTGGGTACGGAGAACAGCTATGGTGTAGAGTACCTACAGTTGAAATTTGGTGAGGGGTGGGGCGATCTAACGATTACTGCTACCTTTACCGCACCAGATAAAACATCGACCGATGCGGTGGTTGATACCAACGGCCTAGTGGAAGTGCCGCACGAGGCCACCTGCCACGGCAGCGGGCGCGGAGTTATCGTGTTTAAGGGATGCCGTAACGGTGTGCAGCTTATCAGCTGCGATGTAGGCTCATTTGTCACTGCACACGGGCCTGTGAACGGCAGCGAGTCCGCAGAACCTACCCCGGACAAGTGGCAGCAGTTTGTGGATGAGGTGCAGGACGACCGCGAGGCAGCGAATAAAGCCGCCCAAGATGCGGCTGCTTCTGCTGACCGGGCTGAGCAGGCCGCCAACAGCAACGGCTACGCGGCCATGGAGATCGATGAGGAAGGACACCTGATCGTGTATAGAACAGATTCCCTTGAGGACAAGCTGAGTTTCGCCATCGTGGGAGATACAAACCTGGAGGTAACGATCCATGATTAAAAGTGATCTGGGCGCAGTAACCGCCTACGCGGATGCGGTGGCCCATGGCTACACAGGCACGCGGGAAGATTTTGGCAAGCTGCTGGCGGGTGCCGGGCAGAACCTTACAGATGCAGTAGCGGCCAAAGAAGCTGCTGAAGCTGCTGCGGGAAGCGCCGGGAGCGCCGCGCAGACGGCAACGGATGCAGCAGGCACTGCCTGCCAGGCTGCGGGCGCTGCCACAAATGCTGCCGGAGTAGCCAGTACCAGTGCTGGAGCGGCCGCACAAAGTGCAGAAGCCGCTGAGACTGCCCAGCAGGGCGCAGAGAATGCCGCTAAAAAGGCTGTGGAAGCAAAAACGGGCGCAGACAACGCCCTGAAGGACGCTGGCGCGGCCTCTTTGGCCGCGAGTAACTATGCTGACGCTGCTGCCGATAGTGCGACTGCGGCAGCAACCAGCGAGACCAATGCCGCGAACAGCGCCAGTGCTGCTGCTGGCAGTGCCGAAGCCGCGGTCAAATCCCAAACCGCAGCCGAAGCGGCTCAGAAAGATGCCACTGCCAGTAAAACTGCCGCAGCTGGAAGTGCAGAGAACGCGAAGAACAGCGCAGATACAGCCATGGAGGCAGAAAATGCTGCTGCTGGCAGTGCCGAAGCAGCGGCCGCCAGCCAGGCAGGTGCCGCGAAAAGCGCCACGAATGCAGCGAAAAGCGCCGTCGAGGCGACCGAAAGCAAGACGGCCGCGGCGGGCAGCGCCAGCGCCGCCAAAGAAAGCGAAAAGGCAGCAGCCAAGAGTGCCGAAGAAGCCAAGGCGTATACCCCGGCGTCTACGCTGGACGGCATGTACACGGCCATGCTGGACGGCACCAACACGCAGAAGATCTTTAAACTGTGGTGGCCGTTTGCCGTAACACAGAGCGAAAACAAGTACAGCTGCCTGGAACGCTTTGCCGCCATGCTGGACACCGCCTGGGGCGATAAGACCTACACGGTGCGGAACATCCACGAGAGCGTGAGCGGCGATGCCAGCGGCACCCCGCTGGATGATCTGGCAGACGGCCGCAGCGCTGCGCCCCTGGTGACGGATGCCAGCACGGGCGTGGCAGATTGGGCCGAAAACGACCCCATGACATGGTATGTGCGCGCCAACGCCAAGAGCCTGGCAGACGGCACCATGGAGGTGCTGGCTGTTGAGACCGAAGCCGCCTTTGATGTGACCGGCGAGACTGCGCCGGTGTACTGCTTCTCCCCTGCCCTGGCCGTGAAGGAATGGGATGACGGCAGCTACCTTTACACTAGCTGGCACATGCGCGCAGGCGACGGCTATGTGCCGATGGCGGGCGACGTAGCACCCGATGGAACCCACCGGCTGCTGACATGGCACCCGGCCTTTTATGGTGGTAAAAACAGCGCAGGCGGTATGACAAGCGGCGCAGGATTGTTGCCGATGCCGTGGACAAGCGCCAATGCAGCGCTTCAGCTGGCACGCAAGTTGACGGCCTACGACGGCCTGTGGTGCGATTGCGACACACAGTTTGCCCTGATGGCCTGGCGGCTGCGCCACTGGACGTTAAGCAACAGCGGACAACTGGAAGGCTGCACCAACTACAACTACCAGTACACCCTTGCGGCAGCCGAAACCGGCGTGAAGCGTGTGCTGCTGACCAAGGCCCAGGGCGCCAACCTGCTGGCGGGCAGCTGTGTGTGCCTGGGCGAGCGCGGGAGCAACACGAACAACGACCGAAACCAGGCATACAACCACGATGTGTTCAATATTGCCAAGATTTTGAGCGTTGAGACCGTGACCGTGAACGATACCGAGTATGCGGCCGTAAACCTGGACCTGGCAAGCACCATCGACACCACGACCACGATGCTGGTAAGCACCATGCCGTGGTCGAACGGCACCACCGAAGCACTGCCCGGCCATAGTGACGGCTGCATTGGTAACCTGACCAACGGCAGATACCCGTACCGCATTGCCGGTATGGAAATGCAGATCGGCGGCTATTGCGAAGAACTTGACCCGCTGTGGAAGGCCAGCCTGGTGGACAATGACCACTGGCACTATGATGTGTACAGCTGCCGGGACAGTGAGAAGCTGGCCGGAAGCATTACGGCCAACTACCAGAAGGTGGGCGAATTTGACCTGCCGAACGCGAAAAAGTGGAGCTGGAACTATATCCGCGCATTGAACAAAATGGCGGCTGAAGCACAAATCCCTACGAAGTTCGGCGGTTCCAGCAGCACCTACGTCAAGGCCGCCTTCTATTCCCCTGGCGGGGCCGGTGTGTATGCGCCCTGGCGCTTCGGCTACCTCAACGATGGGGGCGGCTGTGGTTTGCCCTGCGCGCGTGGTAACCGTGGCCCCGGCAACTCCGACTGGTACGGCGTGCCGCGGCTTGCTGGATCGGGCAAAAAGCGGGGTGAATGGCCCGCGTAAGCAGGTCCAGAGGGG